CAATTGTAGTTATATACCTTATTGATAGTATTTTCAAGAGAATTTTTTATTATTGTTGCGATTGAAACCACTTCTTCTCTTGTTGAGATCGCCATACAGGGTCACTTAACCATCTTGGGTCTGATAAAGCACTCTCTAAATCGTCTTTACTCATGCCTTGATTTTCAACCGCTGGCCTCATAGGGATGTTCTCATTTGTAATAGATTGATGATATTTAAGAAAAGCATTTATAGAATCTGCACTATTTAATGAAGATGACAAAGCCTCTTTCTCTGCGTCATTCATTGGCGCTTTATACAATAGTCTTTCAGCCATTGCTATTTTTTCTTTTGCATTTTCACCAAGCTTATTCATTTCAGCTTTGTAGTCTTGCTCTTGAATATCTTGCTGCTCATTTGAAACAGCAAGAATTTTACTTTCAAGATCTTCAAAAGCAGATTGCGAAATGCCATTTTCTTTCGCCCACTCTTTGTAAATAGATAACGATTGATCATCATCAGCCAAGCCTTTCTCTTGTAAGTTAGAAACATCATACTCTTCAGGCGCTTTATGATCGCCATTTTTAAATTTCTTTTCTAATTCTCCATAGGCCTTTGCCATTTTTTCAACATCTGGCCCATCATCATCCCAAAACTTTTTAGGATAATAATCTGGTCTTGGTATTGGTTCATCATCTGCAAACTCAACAGGATCTTCTGATTTCTTTTCAGAATCCTCATGCAATGGAACGGGTTCTTCCTTTACATCCTCAGGTGTATCTTCTTTTGCATTTTGTGGATTAATTAACGCTTGCTCTTCTTGAGCTTGTTCTTGCACTTGTTCTTCAGCCATTTTCACTCCTTGCTATTCTCTTCTCAATCATCCTAACAATTTCTGCCATGCCTGTTCTTACATAACCATAGCTAGCATCTTCGCCAGGATTCCATGATGGTTGCTCTATTGTTATACTCCTCAAATGATTTAAAACTTTCTGTCCTTCCTGAGTTTTAAACACTTGCCCATATAATACATCTAAATCATTTAACTTGTTTGGTTTTTTGTCATCTTGGACTAAACCATCCCATCCATTGTCAATCATTGAATAGCGCCTTCAACTGCTCCACCATCTGTAGCCTGTGGCGGCTGACCTGGAGCTGCGGCCTGTTGTTGCATCTGCATCATCTGTTGCATCATAGCTTGCTGTTCTTCCGGTGAATTTAATAGGTTTTGATCCACTCCCAATCGTTCTGCAATGAACGACAGTATTTTAGGAATATTTAAAGTAGTTTGGCCTGTTACGCCTGTTGCATTTGCAATTTGCATGTATTGAATTATGTCATTTACTTCTTGCAACTTCTGAGCTTGAGCTAATGGAGATACCGGAGTAACCTTTACTTCAACTCCATTTACTTTTAGAGGCATATCAATAATACCTTGTTGATCTAAAACAAAGAGTATTCTGCTAACAATAGGAATCATAGTTTCATTGATCAATCTACCAAATGCAGATCCTAAGTTTGTTGCCAGCTCTCTTGTTCTTTCTGCAATCTCAGTTGCAGATCTTGCACTCATGTTATCCGGCGGAAGCGTGTCATCCATTAGAATCTTTTTAATATTCATTCTAAGATCGTTAATAACAATTTGCGACACATTAAAATCACCAGCTCTTGGCAATGGAGTTAATGATGGCCCTTGTGGCCCACCATTTCTTGCAACACTAATAATACTACCTGGCTGTATTCTTACATTCTGTGGATTTAAAACGCCATCATCACTTGCAGTATAAACGCCAGCAATTGTTAAACTTGCATTTTTTAACACCAGCTCTAAAGTTTTATTTAAAGTTTTTACATCACTTATTGCCGTTACAAGTGGGCCTCTACCATACACCTCCCCAGCTACCTTCATGTATCTTGAAACTATAAACGGACTTGATTTCATCTCCCTGTATACAATCTCTGTTTTTTTGGCTGGCCATATTACATGATAATGAAACCTCCCAATATCAGAATCATATATAACAGCATCAACTAAATCAACTTCCTTACTTGGTGCTTGGTCTATAACCTGTTGCAATTCAGTATTTATTTTAGCATCAGGAAACTCTATCATTATTGATTCTGCCTTAAGCCTTAGTTTTCTGTAGACATTATCAATGTTTCCATAACCACCTTCTTCAATAGCAACTAAGTATTGAGGAATAGCATTAAACCTTATTGGAGTTGTTTCATCTCCTGGAGTTATCATCATAACCCCTGTGCCAACAGCAAGATCTAAAAGAAACTCTCCCATTGCTAAATCAAAATTAGTTTGACGCAATGATTCAAAAACTCTAACTGTATACCTATCTAACACTTCTTGAGCTTGTAGCTTTTGCTCATCAGGAATACCTGATCCTGGCTCTAACCTAGCCCATTGTTTGTATGGTGGGAATAAACCAGCTTGCAGTCTATTAGCAAATCTTTGTGTAGCGTGAATAGCTGTAGAATCAAAAACTCTAGCCATCTTGTTTTTTCCAGCAACTTTGCCTTCGTAAAATCCTGAATATAAATTTCTCTGTGGCAAAGCAAACTCGTAACAATCCTCATAAATAGAACGCCACTCATCCTTGCGTGCCTGTGCTTTTGCCTCTCTCTCCATGATACTTGTTACATTTAATTTTGGCATTATTTTTTCCTTGTTCCCTTATGTTTTTCACAAAATGCTCTAGCTGCTGCTCTATTTCTAAATCCCCATGCACGCAATGCTAATAAATAACGTGTAGGCTTACCATCTTTGTCATACTCTGCTGCTTTCATTTTACTAAACCTACAAGCAAAAGAAACTTTTCTCCAAAAATCATCAGAATTTTTTGATGGGGTTTTTTTAACCGGTCTTTTTAAATTTGATCCCTCTGTTCTTTTAAAATGATCTCTACCAGCCTGATTAAGTCCACCTTTAGGATTCTGATGTTTTTTAAGTGTCATTTAATTTATAAAAAAAATTGACCCCAAGACACAAGTGTGAGTTCTGGAGGGCGTAATCTCAAGGCCAATCTTTGTTACGTTAAAGTAGATCCGCCACCAAGCTTTGTTTTTTGCTCTTGCTCGGCCACCCTTACAGGTGAAGTCAACATTCTTAAGCCACCTGTTCTTCTTGCAGCTCTTCTTGCTTGAATCTTCTTTTCTTCTTCAATCATTTGCTTCTCCACCTTTTCCTCTTCTTTTTTCTGCACCTTTTGAACAGGTTTTGGTGGTGGAGCTGGAGCTGCTGGTTTTGAAAATAGTCCACCCATATTACGATATCCTTGTCATTAAATAATAATCTTCACCTTCAGGCCCAAACTTTTTCATCTTCGATTCAACTTTAAAATGCAGCGCTTGAGCAAATTTAAAGGCTGTTTCATTTGAAACTCTAACAGCTATTTGTAATCTTTTCAAGCCAAATTCTTCAATAGAATCACTTAGCAATATCCTTGCTCCCCTTACTAATGATATCGCATTTTGCTCAATACCATGCCCTGTAAGTAACCATGCTTCAGCAACACCTGTCCACATTGGTCTAATCCCAAAAATACATATTACCTTTCCTTTTGCTATCCCTGTCCAGGTAAGATCGTCAATAGAATTATTAATTACATACGCTAAGTAGTCAGGAATATTTTCTATGTTATCTAATTCATGTTTTCTAAAATCAATTAAATTTAAATGATTAGGCTGAAACGGAACAATCTGTTGTTGCGCTGATGTTTTTATTCTTGCTATTTGTATCATTAATTCTCCCATCAAAAATTACAAGCATTGAATCGTGCATGCCTTTGTTTTTAGTGCTGTATTCACCCTTGGTGTTATATCCATGAAAAGCAACTCGCCCTCTTAAAAATCTAATCTCTGGATTTTCAGGCAATATAACATTGTGGAATAATTTGGTTGACGTTGATACAGGTAGCAAAAAAACACATAATTTTCCCATTTTTGCTTCACTAATACCCTTTTCAACAAATGCTTCTTTTAACTTTATAGAATAAGGAGGATTTATATAATTTCGCTCTTTCCAATCTATTTCTAACCCATTAAAAATTGGATCTTGTTCAGAGTATGGACAGGGATCAAAATTAAAATCAAACTCACTATTTAATTCTGAATATAAATCTGGTGGTGTTTTCCAGTTATCGCTATGTTTTAAGTTTCTATTCTTCAAAAAATATTAAAATCTGTATTAGCAGTAAATGTTTCATGTGAAACAGTTTTGTATTTACCTCTACGCAAGCGTGTTTGCTCACCTCCGCCCAGCATTAAATACCCAAATGCATCACCAATGTGCGAATGTTCATTTTTTACTGGGGTATCTTTATATCGCTCTTGACCAGCCCCCATGCTTTGTCGTTTAAAAAAATAGCCACCTGATAAACTTTTGCGTAAACGCAAACAAGTTTTATCAACAATAATACCTGGCTTACCACTTACAAGCCTATTCATTGGAGATGCGCCAGCTTCTCTTCTAACCTGGAAGGCGTTAGTATCTGTTGGCTGCGCTTTGAATCCAAGAGATCGTAGATGATCAAATGCTGTTACCTCATAAATCTCATCTCGTTTGTTACCAGCTGGATCACCCCATATTAATATATCATGTTTATTATATCGCTCTGCTATCCTGGCCATTAACTCTCGGCCAAAGCGCTCTAATCCCATATCAAAAGTTACAATCTCATCTATAATCTTCCATGCTCCTGTTGTTGTTCTTTGACCAAAAACAGCTGCTGGAGTTAAACCAAAGTCAACTCCTATTTGAACAGGATAATATGGATCTAAACTTGTATCGCCACTCATAATATCGTCATCATATTCAGGCCACACCGGTCTACCTTCTTGAACAAAAGTATATTTGCCTTCAGCATAACAGCGAATCCAGTCTAAATTTTTTCCCCCAAGCAACTGCTGGTAATAACCATTAGGTAGGTTTTCTTTGTTTTCTGCTTTTATGTTTTCTTGCCACCACTTTCCACCAGAAAAAATACAGCCATTTGCTTCAGGATTTTTTGGTAATTTATTCTTAGCAACTTCAACTACACCACCTGGCTGTTTATAAAAGCTCCAGGCAAATTGACCCTTAACAGGGGTTTTCTCTGCCAAGTTATGCCACCAATGATCATTGTCCGGTGGGTTTGTGTCCATCCATATCCCATACCAGCTTGGCCCACCATCAGCTTTACTTGGATATCGGCCTACCCTGTGTGTTAGTCCATCAATAACAGCCTTTGGCAATTCTCTAGCTTCGTTACACCATGCACCTGTTATCTCTAGGGATAATAACTTACGAACACTTTGTGGAGTGTCAAGTGCTAGAAATATAACTTCACAATCTATTCCAGCAGCATCTCCTCTGCTTGGTAACTTTAAGTGATGTGTTATTGGCGGCTGCCATCTCATTCCACCCCATACTGCTTCAGGAAATAATTCTTGCCAGGTCTTAATTGTTGTTGTTCTTAATTCAGGATATGTATTTCTTACTACAACAAACCTAGAATATTTGATGCCATCTCTAGGTGAAGGCTTTTGTTGTACAGCTCGTAACATAATTTCTGCTGCACACGCATATGATTTTCCTGATCCAACTGGCCCAAGTATCCCACGCACAAAACCTTTGCTTTGCAAAAACTTCCAAACAGTTGGGCTTTTACTAAAATTTAAATTAAGAGATGGTGTTTCACTCATTACAAAGCATTTATAATCTTATTTGTTGTCAATATCAATAACCTCTGGGGATTGTAAGTTAATACCTACAATGCTAGGCTTATCTTCGTTCTCAGGATTATCAAGCATACCGGATGCTTTGGCCATTATGCGCAACACAGAAACTTTATCATGCAGCTCAATAGAAACGCTGCCATCTTTTGTTACTGTTAGCTTTTTTATTGTTCTCAAAGCATGTTCCGGTATCTCTTCAATAGGCTTTATCGTGCCATCTAAGTTTATTATATCTGTAATATTAGAAGTACCTATAGTAATCAGCTCATTTGCTACATCTTCTTTGTGTCGAACCAAAGTTTCAGATCTTGATATTCTTCTTTGGATATTCCTGACACCACCAAATCTAGCAATAGGTGGCCTTTTACTACTCATTCTTGCCACAGTCACTCACCCTTATATCACATTCTCGACATTCATAAACGTTTTCTTTTAACAATTCTAGTATCGCTCTACACTTAGGACATAACCCCATCTTGTAAGCATATTCTAAAACATTATTGTATTCTTGGTCATTACTTATCATAAACCTTTAACTCCTCGTATATATTATCTTTATTTTGACTTACATATTCCTGTGAAAGCAAATACTTTTTTACAGCAATCAGCTCATACGTTTTCCCCACCAACAACGGCAAACAAAATAACGCAACCAAGTTGGTTGCAATTAACAATTTGTGAAACCAATCCAATTGAATTTCGGACATAGCATCAAATATTTTATCAAACATCTCATCCCCTTAATCTTTGATTATTGTTACTTTTAAATATGGGTTACCATATACCTTGACAACATTAAGTGAGCTAACTAAACAATCATCAACATAAACCACTTTGTTAAAAGCATCCATCACAGCTTTTGCAATATTGTCAATGTCAGGCTTTTTTGGCGTTATTAAGTTATTTTGCGCTAACTTTTTTTTCTTTTTTGTCCAAGATTTTGGAATCTCAAAACTAGCAAAAATAACCATAGAGCATCCACAGTCTATAACATCAAGGTTTCTTCGATCCATTTCAGCTTGCGCCAAAGCTTTCAAAGAATCCTCATACTTCTTTGTCTTAGCTGGGGTAAAGACATGACCAGATCTTGTAAAACGTGGTCTGCCTTTACCAATCACTAACCCATCTCTAGTGATCTCTATTTTCATTGGCTGCACCTAAGAACGATACCAATCACCATTTTTTTTAATCTCATGTCTTATCAATTGTAACTCTGAAATTAACATTGATATCGCAACAAAATTTAATGACATGTTACTTGGTATTGCTCTAAGCGCATCAAGAGATTCTTCCATTCTTGATATGTCAGCAATTTGATTCATGACATCACGTGTACTGCACTCGACTAACTCTTCTTCCGGTAAATCACTCATAACTTACTTCCTTTCTTTTAAAATGGCAGATCATCTTTCAATGTATCTACTGTTATGCCTTTATCGTTGTTATTCTTTTGATATGGCTCTGTATTGGCTTCAAATAAACTTAACCATACCTCACCATCCTTATTCGGAATTGGAAGCGTGTCGAGCTTTATACGAGGTGGTTTGCTATCTTTCTCAAATGCAATCCCAACTCTGATCCATTTAGTCTTACCATCAGGAAGCTCTTTTGCTTGACTAACGTTATATTTCTTCATTTTTTCTCCTTTTGTTTGATTATAATATCACAGTCTAAATACTCTGCTATAGTTTCTAACTTAGTTATAGCAGTAGACCCCTTCTTCCTCCAAGAAACAATCGTCTCCCTTGTAACACCTGTCCATTCAGATACAGCATGATCTGTTTTTCTTTTCTTCGCCATCATGTCAAAAAGTTGATCTAAAATTTTCAACTGGAAATCCTGGAAAATATTTTTGTGGGGTACACATACAGCCGGCCGACCCCCAGAGGGGCGCATATACGTGTTAAAAAATAGCTCGCATGTGCTTGTGTGCCTTTATAATTAGGGCTTGGGCTTGTGTTCTGTTTGCAAGTGTTCATTTGTAAATGGGTCATGGCATACCTTTTGCAGCTTTTTTTATTAGTCCTTTAAATTTCATGTCAACACCTTTGTCAATGTAGGCCTTGATAATACTATTAAAATATCCAATGGCCACAGGGTATTCTATTTGTTGTTCCTTGCAATGTTTAACGTGATATTCTATTAACTGCTTAAACTTATTAGAATCATAACCACAGTTTACCCATTCATTAATTACCCTGTCATCCTTTGAATTAACAAAACGATAAAGCCCAAAATTATCAGCACCTCTACAAAAAAGCTTTTTTATTTTTTCTATTTCATCTCTATTAGTGTTATATATGTTGTTATATGTTCCGTTCTGTGAAACATCTG